CGAACTGTTCCTCCACAACCCAAACGCCAACGGCGGCTACATATAACAGCAGCCGCCAAATTGCGGTTAGGCTATTGCTTGTAAGGCCTTGCAAGCTGCTTTCTGCTTGCTTAGCGGAAAGCATTTGTTCGTAGATGTCGTTTATTTTTCGCGACATGATTAGCTTTCTGGAGGCACAACAAGGTTAACAACGCAGCTTGAGCTTTCTGATTGATAGCAGCCAGAGCTGAGGCTCGGGATGTCGTTTTCGATTCCCGCATTAAGCGATTTCACATAGTTATCAAATGCCGCAAGCCTGGCATTGAATGCCGTGTTGGTTAAGCGAGCGTAAGTTGTGCTTGTTAATGCACTGTATGCGATACTCGACACCGGATCGGTGAAGGCCGGCAAGATTGAGTATTGCTTCGGAAAGCCAGAAACGACATTGCCGTCGGCATCAGTTTTGTTAATCTGAAGGATTGTCTTACGGCCTTCACCGGTTTGAATGTAATTTGCCATTGTATTGATTTTTAAGGTTTTGAAATTATGTTGATTCTAATGTAGTTTCCTGTACACAAATTGTATCCCCCCAGCGTGCGCTGTATGTGGCCGCAGGAACTTGTACGCAGGTGGTTTCCGTCCAGCCATAGCTGTACTCATCTGCCGGAACTTGCACGCAGGCGGTTAAGTTCCAGTCGTAGCTGTACTCATCTGCCGGAACTTGCACGCAAGCGGTTAGCTTCCAGTCGTAGCTGTATAGGTCAGCTGGAACTTGTACGCAGGTGTCAATCTTCCATTCTGAGGTATATAAGGCAGCTTGGGTTTGCACACAAATTATGTTACTCCATGCTGCCTGATAAGCATCGCCGGGTATTTGCACGCAAGCAGTTTCTATCCAGTTTGAGCTGAAGGCATTTCCAGGAGCCTGGACGCAAATTGCATCTAACCACATCGCACTAAATTGCGCTTCCTGCCTACTCACACAAACCACGTTGCGCCAGCTGTGTGTGTAAGTGTCATAAGCCTGAACGCAAACCGGATTTTTCCAGCTGTGCGTGTAAGCCGCCGGCAACTGTTTAACGCAAACTACACCGCTCCAGCTGTGATTGTAACCTCCGCTTTCTATTTGAGCGCAAACAATATCTTGCCACTCATGCACAAGAAACGGCATCCTTACAGGTGTTTTTATAAGCCCGCGCCAATCTTCGACAATAGGATGAATTTCGAGCAACATGCCGGGTTCCAGCTCCTGGGTGATGCTGTGCAGCTTGTCCTGATTGTAAGCCAGTAAGGTGTAAACACCACGAACTGTCCGATACTCTTGTATTGCGATGTTCACAATAGATTGAAAGGGCTTTACGGATATGGTTTTGATAAGCATAAATTGTCGTTTTATTCGTATATCGCTTTTATATCCAACTCTCCATCAGTAATGGCAACTTTTGTTACTTTCATGCCGTCTTTTGTAAACTGGCTGCGAATTTCCCGTAATAGGCTCGCTGGGTTTTCATCTAATAAATAGCCTTCTATTCCTATGCCGCTTGTGGGCGATTGTTTGAATTCGCCGGGAGCTGCCGCCAACAAAAGTGCCTGATGTTGATAGCTGGCGTCTGACACTACAAAATCACCATCTTTATATGTGAGGTCAAAATCAGGGTCCAGAAGTATATCTTTAGGTATCATTTAAACATTATTTAAACAGTGTTTTCATAGTTGTTTCAAACTCGGTAATTGATACGACCGTATCTGGAAGCACAATGCCGGTGCTGGGATCAACCTTCAGGTTTTGAATTGTGGTTTTAATTTTAGTGAACAGCTCCTTCAGTGAGGTGCTATCGTTTTTAATTGAAACCTTCTTATCGCTGGAGTCAATAATAAACTCCAGTCCGTTGTAGGTATAGGCCACTTTTTCGGGTTCATCACATTTCAGCAATACTAAATCACTTAGTTCACCGCTAAGGCTTCCAATGAGTGCCATTGTTCCGGTTTTTGGTGTGATGGTAAGTTTATTGCTTACTTCAGCTCCGGTTGCCAAAAGCTTTACATCGTCAATATCCAGATCAGCCAGGGTGATGGTGCATGTATCACCTTCCACGGATTTCACCTGGGCATAAAAAAGCACCTGGCCCGGTTGTTTGCCGAGCAGCTTTAATGCGTTTGCCAGTTGTGCGTATTTATCCATTAGCTTAATCTTTTGCCAAGTTGAACCTTGCGAATGCCGCCAGCTTCTTGTATGGAAGTGGTAACGGCAACCACGTAATATGCGCCTTCTTTTTCTGGATATTCGGCATCAATGATTGTGGCAGAATAACCAGGTCTGCAAACGGGCTTTAGCCAGCAGGTGATTGAACCCTCATAGCCGTCATAAGAGACTCTTTTCAGCTCCTCCTCACCTCTGGCCTTGAGTGCTTCGAGGTTTGAAACGCCATACATTTTAATGCTTCTTTTGTCGCCACCTGATGTGCCAACAACAACGCTTACACGCTTTCCATCCCGGGCAATCCCTTCCACTTCAATTTCATAAAGTCGCTCATCAGCGCGTTTATAAACTAAGTCGCTCTTTTCGATGTTGCGGGCAAAGTCGTAAGTGGCCTCTCCAAACTTTTCTATGTATGCCGGATGGATGTGTAGCTCATTGCCCAGCATATAAATATTTGCCTTGGTTTCTTCCTGAAGCTTTTTTAATACGTCGTATCCGGTTGCTCGTGAAATAACAAATTTATCGTAGGTAAAATTATAATCGCAAACTACCGTAATGCCGCCAATTTGATCAGCAACATATTGAGCTATGTCTGATGTGGTGATTGATTTAAGTGCTTTGTCGGCAATGGGTTTTCTGAAAAGCCAAAGGCCGTCCTCACACTCAAGCGTAATGCCACCGTCATCGGTTGCTATTCGCTGAATGTAGCCTTCAAATTCATTCACAAGATCGTCGCCATAGCCAAACTCAATCACCACCTTATCGCCACGCTTCAGCTTGCTTTCTACGTCCAGCTTCTTGTTAAGGTTTGTGGCTGGTAGTTTAATAACAGCAGTATCTGCCAGCAGGTCAACGCTCAGGTGTATCTCAGCGCTTTCGAGCAGTAGCAGCTTATAGCCTCCAATTGTAATATGCCAGTTGAGGTTGTAATACATTATAGTTGTTCCTCCTGCATTAATACGTCCGTAATGTCATCACTTACGGCCTTGATTGAGTACTGCTGTTGGTTTTCGCCATTCGTGAATGGAAAGTTGTAGGTTTCGATAACGATACGAAACACATCAAAATAGGTTAATAAGTCGCATTCTACCTGCACGGCTTCACGGGCTTCGCATATTTCGCGAAGTAATGAAACCTGCTGTTCTGGATAAACTCCTTCATCATTTGAGTTTATAAAAAGACCCTGGATGGTTATAGCATAGTCGTCCTGTGTCCAGCGTTCCTTAATTGTGCCGCGAAGCTTGCCTTTGGCTACCGTGCGTTTTGCAATAACATTGCCACCTGCAATTGATACCAGCGGTTCTATTGGCAGCAACCACCAATCAGGCCACGACTCAAGTTTGATCCTGAGTGGCATGACCATCGGAACGCCATTTGCGTTGGCCTCAGAAAAGCGGGTTTTTCCACCGGCGTTTCTAAAGGTTTTCACTTCAAAACCGGGTTCGGCTGTTTTGAAGACCTTGGAACGCTGAATATTGAAAAAGCGCAATCCTTCAAGTTGTGGTATGTTATATACGTTATCCATTTGCAAGGCTTTGGCTCATGTTAATAGCACGCATCAGCGCGTCGAGTACTTTGTCTTTTATGTCATCAACACCAAGTGAATTGTCGCCATTATGAATGTTCATTTTATCAACCAGGCTACCAATTGAGATATTGAAGTTCTGTGTTTTGCTGCCACCGGTGGCAATGGCCTCGGCGGTGGTAGTAGTAGCAGGCGAATTGGTTTTGCCACCATTGCCAGGCGCTGCCGGTGCGCCCGGAACTACTGGCATACCAGCAAGCTCTTTTACGGCTTTTTCAGCTGCATTTGTTTTGCCCTTAGCAAAAGCATCGCCAACTCCCTTTGTAAAGCCTCCATCAGCGGCAAACTTTACACCTTCAACCACCATGCCTACAGGAGATAAATTAAAGGCTGCTTTACCAACTGCAATAGCGGCATCGCCCCAGCGGCCTTCTTTAAAAGCATCAATAGCCTCAAAGATGGGCGAAAATATCTTTGTAAAAAAGTCGCCTATATTCGTCAGCACTTGCTTAAAGGCATCCCAAAGGCCGAAAACGGTTTCGCGAAACCCATCGAAAGTATTCCAGGCGTACATCACTCCAGCAACAACAGCTCCAATACCTAATACTATCCAACCAATTGGACTGGCAATAAATGCCGCATTTAAAAAGGTCATAGCAGCCGTCCATCCTCCAGTAGCCAGTGCCGCGATTTTAAAAACAGCCGAGAGACCCATAGTGCCTACAGCCGCGAAACCAGTAATAGCAGCATAAGCTGTTAATGCAGACACGGCTCCCCAAATAAAGGGATTCCCGTCTTTTAGTCCTTGAGTAACCCAAAGAATAGAGCTTGAAATAGCCAATAAAACAGGGCTTATCACATTTAACAAAACCCCAGCCACGGTTGTAAGTGGGTCTAATAATACCAATAAAACATCAGCAGCCTGTAGGGTTGTAATTTTAAACTTGTTCCATAAATCAGTTAGTCGTTGCAAAGGATTAGCCGACAAAGCTATTGCGGCATCCGTTTCACCGGCTGCGTTAGCGGTTTCATAAAGTGTTTTACGAAGCTTTTCAGCATCAGCAGACAAAATTGAAATGGCCGTTTTGGCTTGTGCATCTCTGAGGCCAATTTTTTCAAGGAAATTAATCCGATCCTTATCCCCAAGGCCGTTAATTTTAGTGCCTATCATCTCCATGATGTCGGCAATGTTTTTTGTAGCGCCATCCTTATCAAAAATATCAATGCCTTCATTTTTAAGGCCTACTTGTATTTCTGATTTGGATAAGGCTGTGAAAGCGTTTTGCATATACACCGCTGATTTTTCGGCACTATTTCCCTTTGCCGTCATATAAGCAAAGAGCCCTGCGGTGTCTTCAAACGCAATTCCCAAGTTTCGGGCATCGGCTATCAGCCCAGGAACATAGCGGGCATAATCCGCAAACTCACCAGCTCCCACACGCTTCGCAGCGTTTAGAACGTCAAGCACATGTTCGGCTTCCACGTTGTTAGCACCAATGGCTGACACCGAGTTGGCGAGTGCATCAGCTACCACAGCGGCATCAGTAAAACCACCTTTTGCGCCTCTTAGCGTAGCCTTAAAAATCTTCATGGAAACGTCAACATCACCAACCTGGGAGAGTATTTTTTCAAAAGTGGTGGTAAGTTGTCCGGGATCGGCACCTATGGCCTTGCCCACGTCTAAAATCTTTGTTTTTAACCCGGCCAGCTCATCCTGGCTAAGTTGTGCGGTGGTGTTAATTTTTGCCATGCCCTGGTCAAACTTTAAAGCCTGGCCGGTCATTACGGTGATTGCTGTGCCAGCGGCAACAATAGGATTCATCAGCAATGATAATCCAGGAATGCTTCTCATAGCATCGGCACCCAACAGCTTCAGCTTTCCACTGAGGGCGGTTGCGCTTACGCCTGCTTGTCTAAATTTAGCATCAACGCGACCGGTGCGGCCTTCTAGCCCCGAAAACTTACCCAAAGTGGCATCACTTGCGCTGCCTATTTGTTTAAGCTTACCCGACATCTTGTCGTTGATAAGGAGGATGTATTCGAGTTTATTCAAGGCTGGTAATTTTTAAGAAGGCGCAGCCATAGCAGCTGCGCCTTATTGTTATCTGCCGTTTCTTTCGGCTTCTTTTTTACGAACGTATTCGAGTTCTTTCACTCGTGCCGCCCACGTTTGATCGTCCAGCAAATCGGGGTCGAGGTGGAAGAAGTAGCGCAGCTGTGCGTCTATCTTCCTAAGCGAGTCGTCCCCATCGCGGATCGACGCGGCGGCTAAAACCTGTCCAACTCTGCGGAGGCACTTTCAACCAGCTCCGGGAGTTTTTCGGCAACCGCATAAAACAAGCGGTCTTCGGTCAGCATTTCGGCATCGCCTCCCAGCCAGCACTGTTTTGCCAAATATTCATTGGCCTTAACAGGATTGGTTCTATAAGCGATGGAGTAAGCACCCATTTCGGTACGGCTTGGTGGGCGCAAATAGCAGGTTTTACCTTCTGATTTTACCCTGGCACATTTGCCTTCGCCAAACTTTTTACTCCACTCAGCCATCATTTCAGGCGTTACCTCTTTTGCTGCAATACTATTTTTTGTTGTCATTTAAAAACTGTTTAAAGGTGTTTAAACTATCTGATTTTGCAGGCGCAGGAAAATAAATGGAAGGTCAACCTCCATAAACTTATCCCCTTGTGCCATACCCTTAGCCGCTTCTGTAAATTGCATCTTGCTGATGCGGTCGGTTGTGAGTATGTCGCCATTTGAAGGGTTGCCATAAGAGCAGATAATATCTGCCTCAATGTTGAGCACGCTGCCTTTTCCTTTGGCCACAAGTGCCTCATAGTCGCTTTGCAGCACTTTAAGCGTTCCTTCATATCCGAAGTTGCCTTTTTGGATAGAGTGCGGCTGATTGCCTTTGGCGTAAGCCAACTCCTTTTCCTGCTTTTCGGTGTATTTAATTTCGCGACCGGCAAGTACAACACCGCCACCAAGGACGATAGTAATGTCTGCCCATTCGTATTCTCTTGAGTCGAACATAGCTGTTTATTTTAAGCGTTTATGGTTTGAAATCCCAACTCCACGTTGATGTAGCGTGCATATCCAAAAGGCCGCACCTGAAGCACGACTGCCACCTTAGAAGTGCTCACCACGTTTTGTGTTGAGTCGATAAAGCATTTCACACCGCGATCGTTGCGGTCGTCGGCATCGGCTGAAAGTTCACCGTTTGAAGTCATTTGCAAGCTGATGGCATTTTCAACGGTTGCCTGCCAGCTTTTAACTACTGAAGGCTGTAGCGTTCCATTTGCAAGCACTGGCAATTCGTCCAGGAGTTCGTCCAGGAGTGTTTCATAAGCAATGCGATACGCCTTGTCAATAGTGCGCACAGCTGTTAGACTGTGGTAGTCGTCAGATATTAACGTGCAGGTTGGATCGTCGCTAAAGTAAATGCCGGTGCGTCCGGTAAATTTACGGAAGGTGATGTATCCTTTGTCGTGTACGCCTTCAGAATCAGCCACGCCAACAGCCTTATCATTGAGATAGGCAGCCGTAAGAGGCAAAGCGCCGTTTTTCATGCGGCCAATGTTTCGCATCACCGGCAAGGAGGCAATTGTCCCGCCAAGGATTCCAATAGAGGCATTGTCTGAATCGTTTTCAGTATCGCCAATTAACACCGCCACACCGTTCTGGCTAGCCTGACGCTGATCAGTGAGATCAGCAGGAACACCCGAATAGGCTCTGCCTTCGATAAGGCTAAAAATAGGGGCCTGGTATGTGTCTTTTGCATAGCCACGCAATACCTGAGCATTTACAATAGCCGCCTCCACATCGGAATCAATGCCGTTGGTTATGGCTGGCGTATAAGGAGTCGCTGGTTCGCGGCTAAACATTAGCCCACGTATGCGGCCATTTGCTGCCTGAAGCAATGCACGGGCAGTGGTAGCAGAGGTGGAATCGGTCATGTTTGCAAGTGTAACCGTGTCGGCTACGCCAAATATCCACAACTCGGCTTTACTGGCCGTTCCGGCGGCAAGGTAAAATTCGCTTACATCTTTATACAAGCGTGGGTTGTTGACCTCGGTAACGCCGAGCTCCTCCAAGTCGTCCAGGCTAGTAATTTTATAGGCCGTATTGAGCAGAAACGTTGCCGCAACTGCAACGGCTGTGGTAATCAAACCCAAAACGCCATCGGCTGAGGGTGAAACGCTGCCTAAGGCACCGTTTGAAAATGCTATTTTAACGCGTGGTAGTGGCATTTTTATACTTCTTTTTTGGTTACTACATCAATTCTTGCATCTTTGAGGTTGGCCGCGTGCATAGTTGCATACGAGCGATTTACAAAGCAGGTGTCGTCGGTGGTGAAATAAACTTCGTCAACGGCGTGTGTCTCGAACACCTCACGAGCGCGGGAGATACGAGGAGAAACCTTCTTTTCCTTTTTTGGAGCTTCTGGGGTCTCTACTTCAGGGACTTTTGGAGCTTCCTTTTCTGGTGCTTTTGGAGTCTCTACTTCAGGGACTTTTGGAGCTTCCATTTCTGGTGCTTTTGGAGTCTCTACTTCAGGGACTTTTGGAGCTTCCATTTCTGGTGCTTTTGGAGTCTCTACTTTATTAGTCTTTTTGGATTTAGCCATGTCTTTATTAGATTTAAAATGAGAATTACTGCTATAATAGCCGAGATGCCTCGAAAGCCATATATCTGCGTTTGTTGCCACCAGTTGAGTTTGTTTACTTCAACGGTGATGGTTTCAACCTTAGATTTAGTTTCTTTGGTACTCTCGATAATCTTGTACATCGCTAAACCAATAGCGAGTGAATCGCATCTACAGCCAAATTGCAAAAGGTTGCCTGCATTGAGTGGCGTAAGTGTTACATTGATTAGCTGCGAACGTAAGCCCTTCTTTAGCTCGTTTAATTCGCTCAAATGAGCTTGACCGAGCGAGTCGCAAATAATCAGCGCGTTGTATGTGCTTGAGTCTGCCTGTATTTCAATAATAGTGTCCTGTATGGTTACTGTTCGCTCTGTATAAACAGTATCAACCACCTGCGATCCCGTGCGGGTTGTGCGGCAAGAGGTGAACATCACCAGGGCGATCAATATAACTATCAGCTTATACATTGTTTTCGAGCATCTTAATGTAGTCGTCATCAACTTTTAACTTTTTCAACAAACCCACTATCTGCCTATTTGCTTTTAGCATGGTGTTGATTTTTTTCTCGAGCTCGTCGAGCTTCTCACTCAACTCATTGTTTTCGCGACGCGAATTGGTAAGTGCTGTGATAAGGTCGTCGTTGTGTTTCATCAACCTTTGCTGCGATTCTATCATTGAAGTAACTGACTTAGTCACCAGGTCAACATTACTCGTACCAACCTCATTTTTCGCTTTCTGACGGTCTGTTTTTATAGTGAATATAGAAACAACCAGCCCAGAACCAAGCAAAGCGTTTAAAATGATACTAATGATTTCCAGGCTCATTAATAGATGTTTTTTTGGTGAACGCCAATAAGCCTAAGCCACGTTGGCACACTAAAAGAAGGGCAATCTTTACTAGAATTCAATTGTGAATGTCCGGCTACTTTTACTCCTGGCACACGCTTAATAAACTCAAGAACGTACTTTTTTAAAGCTTCCTTTTGAGCAAAAGTGCGGGTGTCTTCGGCTTTTTTAAAGCCACCACCAACATAAACAATGTGTCGGCTTTTTGAGTTGAACCCGGCAGCGCCGTTGGTTATTTCCCAGGAATCTACCTTGCCGTCGTCATTGTTATTAGCCAGCCGCTCTACATGCCCGTTCAGGTGAATCATGTCGGTGTATCCGACTTGTTTCCACCCCCTGCCAGCCGGAGGAGGTGAGGTATGCCACCTGCGTATTAGGTCAGATGTTACCTCACGTCCTCGGGGCGTAGCGGTGCAGTGTATTATGAGTAGCTCAACGGTTCTCATGGTAGTTGGGGGTTAGTCTTTAGATAGGACTAGGACAATGGTGAGTAGATAGCTCCTAAGCCTTTTGAGCGCAATGGAAGCGCAATAAAGCGTTTCTGGAAGTTGATCACATCACCTTTTTGGTCTGGGTCCATATATTTAGCAAATACGTCAACCGATCCATCGGCTTTCATTACTTCGTCTGTTACCCATGCGGTTGTAGATATAGTGTCGGTTGCTGGCACGGCGACAGCTCCATAAGCTACTTTTACTCCGGTAGATGCGTTGAATATTGGTGTTTGTGAGTTGACAAATATCGTCATACCAAACAGCTTATTATCAGTAAGCATCTGTTTATACAGCTTCATATCCTGATACATCAAGTCGGCTTCGTGGGTGGGGTTAAGCATAAGATTGACACGTGAAATATCAATATCCAGTGCTCTAAACTTAGCACGCAACAATAAGATGTCTTCAAATTGTAAGCGCTTAAAGCCATTATTCACAGCACCACTTGCAGCCAAAACAGGCGTATAGGTTCCATTGCTTGCGGCAGACCAATAGTAAGCGGCTAATCTTATAGCTCCTTTTCGTAAAGTATTACGGTGGCCACGCACAACTGACTCCATTTTATTGTACGAAAGTTCCTTTTTCTCAAGGTTTCGGACGATTGTCGAAGTAGTGTCAAGGGTTTTCAAGGTAACGGTTAAGGGCGAATCAGTTCTCGTGCTTGATGCAATAGGGTAAGTTGTATTGTCAATTAACAAGGTTGGATCAGCTCCGGCCTCTGCCATGTTGATGGTGTTGTAATCAACCAGCTCGGTCATGTCAACAGACGCCATTAAGAAGTCGTCTTTAGGGTAGAAGCCCTCCATGATCTTATCTGTCCAAATTTGCTTTTGAATAGCCATCATTGCAACGCCTGAAGGAGCAAAGCTCATCAGCGTTCCGGCCACAAGTGAAGCTCCAATCGCCACGGCGGGAGCAACTGAAAGAAAAAAGCTAACCATCATCGCAACGATGAGGTTAAAGCCAAGGTTTTTAAATGAAAGTCGTTTCATCGGTGTTATTGTGTTTAGGTTAAGAAAATTTCGGTTGGTAAGATTCGCGGAGTTTATTAAACTCTTGGGGTTGTTTGGCCTGGAGCTCAGCAAGTCCGTTAGGATCTTCTTTTGCCCATTTCATATAGTCCCAGTTGGCGCGTTCGGTGTGAACACCCGTTTCGCCAGTTCTCAAATTGGCGCCCATTTCTTTTTTGGCTGGCAAAGCACCAATAATCTCAGTGGCTTGTTTGAAATCGGCAATAGCCAGGTTGGTAAAGCTTTCGCGGCGGGTGGCTTCCAGGAGACCTTCAGCAATTGCAAGCTCAACCATTGTGGTGGCACGCTCTTTATTGAAGTTGGTAAGTTTGTTCTCGGCTTCGGTAGCACGTGCTGCCAAAGTGGTTACTGCGGCGTTGATAGCTGTCATTTCAGCATGTTCAACGGCAACGCCAAGAGCTGTAGCAGCCTCGGCAGATAGGATGATTTTTTCCATGATTTGTGTTGGGTTAATAGTCTGTGGTTTTGTAGGTGCGGCAAGATTTTGAACGGTCGAAAGCACTGTTTCGGCACTAAGTTGTACGCCGTTTTCTGCATAAAAAGCGATTGCTCCACTATTTGATGGAACGCCTAAAACCGAGGCTTCGAGTATTTCGTATTTGGTAACAACAAGCTCGGCTTCGCCTTCAAGGGTTTCTATATATTTTGCATCGAGGATATAAATGCCAAGGCTGGCAGCTTTTAAAAATCCCCGGTCAACTTTACCGGCAATCTTTTTGCCTATTTCGTCATCCACATCAAAAACTGGAGACGCCAGCATCTTAGTACCGTCAAATCGGAGGTTGTCCCATCTGCCTATTACCGACTTCATATCGTGCGAGTCGAGCATAACAGGGTTATCATTAAACCTGTCGAGAACAGCACCTGCATTTAACAGCCGAAACCCATGTGAGTTCTTTTTGGTTTCGTCATTCAATACAAAATATTCAGGCATTGGCATAAGCAAAGTTTTAACTGTTTTTACGGGAGTTCCGCACCATTTGAACGGCAAACATAAAAGGTATTTTAGCCGATGTCAAGATTTTGTCCCGAATGCGGACAAACTGCACACATATAGGACATTGTGTTGCTTTACCTAAACCTATGCATCATATTTGCACAAAGTTAACTTACATGCCAATAAAACGCCTTCCAAAGCATCGTCTATATAATGATGCCGAGTCACTATTTGTTGACGGTGGATTTACCTCCGTGGCTATTTCTGAAACGTTAAGAATTTCAGAAACGACATTGTCCACCTGGCGCAAAAAGTACGCGTGGGATAAGAAGCGCGAGGAGCTTTTAGCCAGTCCATCAAAAATACGTGAGCTACTTTTAGCAGAGCTTAGAAGTATTGCTGACGGTGAAAAGCCTAAAATCAACGCGGATTCATTAAGTAAGATTCAAAAGGTATTTTTAAGCTTTGAAAAACAGGCCACCTCTATTCCTGTAAGTATTTCAGTGTTTAAATCTTTTGACAACTGGATGGCCGACAATGATCCCCCACTGGCTGTTACATTTACCGAATGGCATAAAAAATACCTTCATTATTTAGCTCAATCTCAAAGTGATGATTAAGTCATACGAAAAACTTCTAACCAACTACGATGAGCATTGTAGGCGAATTGCTAAGGCCACCACCGTTAATATTAATGAAACGCTGGCCGAAAAAGTAAAGCGGATCAAATATCTCGAAGGCCATTATGGAAAATGGTTTGAATACTATTTTCCTACATACGCTAAAGTTGAGTGCGCAGACTTTCATCTTGATTTCGCAAATCAGATGGAGAACGACAAGGAGATTTATATGCTATTTGAGGTTTACAGATCTGGAGCTAAGTCTGTACACGCTAATCTTGGCGTGCCTTTGTTTTTAACGGTTAAAAATGAGCTTCATTTCATGCTCCTTGTCGGAGAAACCGAGCCAAAAGCAAAAAAACTACTTAGCGGCATACAATTACAGCTACAATTTAACCAACGATTTATAAGTGATTACGGGTATCAATTCAAAATGGGCGATTGGTCTGGTGGTGACTTTATCACAAAAAAAGGTGTTCGTTTTATGTCCATGGGTTTTGGCCAAAACCCCAGAGGAATTAGAGAAGAAGATCAGCGACCTGATTATATTTCGGTAGATGACATCGACAACAAAAAGCACGTTAAAAATGAAACAATGATGCGTGAAGGTGTCGATTACATTTTAGAGGAGATTATCGGCACCTTTGATGAAATGAATGGAGCTACGAAAAGGTTTGTTTACTCAAACAATAACTTCCATAAAAAGAGTATCACAAACAGAATGGAGATACTTTTTAAAGGACTTATTCAAAAAGCAAGGGACGAAGGCCGCAAGCCTGCTCATAGAATAATTAAGGTTAAGGCCGTAAAAGATTTAAACACCTTTGAACCAACATGGCCGGCAAAAACAAGCGCGGATTACTGGAGAAGAAAATTCTCAAATAGCAGTTATCGCTCTTTCATGCGCGAATATATGCACCTGCATATTGAAGATGGTAATGTTTTTAGGCTTGAGGATATGCAGTGGAAAAAAGCATTGCCACTGAAGGAATACGATGCACTTGTTTTTTATGGAGACCTTTCGTTTAAAGACAATGCCTGTTTTAAGGGAATGATATTACTCGGTAAAATAGGCAGAGAAGTACATGTTATTTTCACATTCGTACGTCAGACAAGTAGGTCTAAACTAGCTAAGTGGCTTTATGACCTTTATGAGGACAAAAGACTTGACGCCCAAAAAAGAATTCGGTACTTTATCGAAGGCCTCTTTTCTATGGACGAATTTGTGAATGACTTTGATAATGAAGGAGACGACCGCGGCTATTATATTCCGGTGGTTGCCGACAAAAGACCAAAAGGCGACAAGCATGAACGAATAGAGGCTTGTCAGCCATATTTTGAAAGGAGAAACGTCTTCTTTAATGAGGACGAAAAAAACAATGCTGATCAAATTGAGCTCGTTGATCAATTTCTTGCCTTTGAAAAAGGAAGTGGAGTTGCAGTAGATGGTCCCGATGCTTTTGAAGGAGCACTCGGAAGGCTAAACTTCGCAACACGAAAAACAAAGGGGACTTATAAATATGCACAACCTGAATCACGCAAATACTAACAATGAAAAAAATCCTTTTAATCGTCATTTTTACGCCGTTTATTTTATTAGAAACTGGTGCAAAAAAAATCTATCACTATGTTTTTAAAGAGGCTACTTATATGGCTATCAGGCAGGCCAACAACCGCCGAAAGCTCACCGGCTACAAGCAAGTTGTAATGAAAGTAGGCGGCTGGCCTCGCATTTATCGCCGTGCCGAAATCAAATATTTATACCAGCGCGGCACTTTTAAAAAAGGCATGTCGCTGGATGAAGTTTTATCCAAGGCCTTATACATAACCACTTAATCAAATAGCCATGTCATTTATAACAACAGAAGAGCTTAAGAGTGTGCTTTACAGCTATCAACTTGCTGAAATTACCGAGTCTGATGCCGACATTCCTGTAATGGCTATTGCCGCAGCTATTGAAGAGATGAAGAGCTACCTGGCACCCGGTGATCAGTCGCAGTTTCGCGATGGACGAAAACGCTATGATGTGTTGGCTATTTTTTCGGCAACCGGAATAAATCGAAACGCCTTGATCCTGGAGCTTTGCAAAAGCATGGCGGTTTACTACGTCTGCCGCCTGGCGAATGTTGATATTATTCAAGAGCAAGTAAAAGAACGCTACGACCGCGCTATTGAATGGCTTGAGAAAGTAAGCGCAACCGGCAAGCATAAAGACAGCCCGCCACTCAATGCCAGCCTTCCGGTGTTAGCACCACTGAGCCCGGAGGACGACGCATCTCTCCCATTTAGGTTTGGCAGCCGCCCAAAATTCTCGCATGAATAACCGTTTAAAAACTGTTTAAAACAATGAAAAAAGAACTTGAAACAACTGATAAGCTGCCCGATGCTCCAAAAAGAAAGGACACCTGGAACGATAAAATTGTACTGAAGGCAGTAAGCCAGGCAAGGCAAGATATTGCAAGCTGGAAAGGTGCTGAGCGAAGTGCGCAGGCCGTTGACAATCCACGTAGGTCGAGGCTTCAACAGCTGTTTACTGAGATCCGCCGAGATGCTTTGCTGACGTCGCAGTACGAGAACCGCAAAAACCAGGTTGTTGGTGCTAGTTTTACACTAAAAAACGCCAACGGCGACACCGAAGAGGAACTTACCGAAGCACTCCGGTCGGCAATATGGTATCCTTATTTGGTTGGCGCAATGTGGGACAGCATTTTTATGGGGCCAACCCTGGTTGAGTTTTACAATCCCGGAGACGGGCTAAAGCTCAGGGTGATCAACCGCCGAAATATTGAGCCACGAGACGGCATTTTGCTGTATGACGAAAACGACACTGCCGGAATAAAATACCGGGATGCACGCGAATACGGCTGGTGGGTGCTCGAATTTGGAAACCCCGACGAACTTGGACTCATTAACAAGGCCGTGCCTCATGTGCTTTTCAAACGATTTGCCCAAAGCTGCTGGAGTGAGCTTGCCGAAATTTACGGCATCCCGCCTCGAAGCCTGAAAACTAATACCCAGGACCCGGTTATGCTTAGCAGAGCCGAGCAAATGATGCGGGATATGGGTGCAGCGGCTTGGTTTATTATCGACGATACGGAAGACCTTACCTTTGCCGATGGCATTAACACCAATGGAGACGTTTTTAAAAACCTGATTCAGTTGTGCAACAATGAAATATCCATGTTGTTCTCAGGTGCTATTATTGGCCAGGACACCGTAAACGGAAACCGAAGCAAGGAGGAGACGAGTGTAAAATCGTTGCACCAGCTGATAGATAGCGACAAAGTAACACTTGAGGGCTTTTGGGCTTCAACCGTTATGCCTGCTCTTGTAAAACTTGGCATATTACCCGAAGGGCTTACTTACTTTTTTGAACCAGAAGAGGACTTAACCGACCTGTGGAACAAAACAAAGGAAACGTTTCAGTACTTTGACGTGGACCCAGAATGGGTAAGAAGTAAGTTTGGTATTGAAATAACTGGCGTAAAGAAGCAGCTGCCCTTTGGAAACAACCAGAACGGTTTTTTTTGAGCCGCCCCACCTGGCTGGGGCTTCACAGTAAACTGTCAGCTATTTATGATATTGACTGCCCAAATTGTGGCAATGTAAACCTTGCCGCTGTTGTGCCTGTTGATGCCAGCTTGTTTGACGCCGCTGTGAAGCGTTTGTTTGAGGTTGGTGGCTACACGGCTGCATTACTCACCGATGGTGCTGTGGTGCCGCTAATGGACAGCATAAAGGCAAGCCTGGCCAGCACACTCACCGGCATTGAAACCCGCGTGCCAGAGGCGATGTTAAATAAACTCCGGGAAGACTTGTTTGTGTTTTCGGGCTGCAAAACAGTGGCAGAGCTCCGCGAGGCTTCGAGCCTGCTGATTGACGAAAACGGTCTTATCCGCTCCTGGAATTCATTTAAAAGTGAAATGACCAAGCTGAATCAGCTTTATAATAAAACCTATTTGGAAGCTGAATACAATTTCGCTACTCAAAGCGCCAATATGGCCAGCCGCTGGGAAGCCGATGCAAAAGATGGCGACAACTACAACCTGCAATACCGAACCGCACAAGACGATCGCGTGCGTGATGAACATGCGGCACTTGCTGGGATTACCCTGCCATTTTCAGACGAATTTTGGGGACAATATTACCCTCCTAATGGTTGGAGATGCAGATGCACCGCCGTGCAAGTGCTTAGGGATAAACATCCGGAAAGCAGCAAAAAAGAATCAATTGCCTTGGGCGAAAAGGCCACAACACAAATTGATAAGCAAGGCAGAAACAGCCTTGAGATGTTTCGGTTTAATCCAGGAAAGCAGGAGGTGATATTCCCGCAATCGCACCCGTATTACAAACTTAAAGGAGATTTAAACAGTGAGTGATCAACTTTTTAAACGTCTTTTAAACGATATTCGGGTTGAGCTCTCAGACGAGTTTGATCGCAACTTTGAACGCAAGGCTTTTTTTGATAAACCATGGCCTGACAATAAAATGCCTAACCGCCGTGGATCAATGATGGCCAGAACTAACAACCTGAGGCGATCAATACAAAGCAGCGTGGCTGGAGGTGTAATCAAGTGGTCGTCGGCTGCGGCTTATGCTAACATCCATAATGATGGCGGCAAAATAAAGGTAACGGCCAGAATGCGTAAGTTTTTCTGGGCAAAGTATTACGAGCTGGCCGGCAATAAGAGAGCATCAACAGAGGCAAGTATGTGGAAGGCTATGGCTTTGAAACCGGTTGGGAGTGTGATCACCATCCCACAGCGGCAATTTATAGGCACTCACCAGCAGGTGCATAACGGAATACAACGCGCTGGCGACAGTTTTATGAAAGATTTGAACGCTTATTTAAACACAATCTTTAAAAAGAAGTAAGATGCAAACATTGGTAAACGACCTTAGAGAGAGAATAGACTCGCTAGCACTTTTCAAATACATTGATGAGGACTGGGGGCAGCTGGACGACTATAGCACCAACCCGCCAACCAAGTGGCCAACGGCACTGGTAGATGTTGTTGAGGCCAAACCAAGCAATGTAGGCAGCCTTGTGCAATTGCTTGAGCTAACGGTGCTGATTAGGGTGGCAGCTTTGCGCTTATCGCCAAGCAGCCAACGCGCCACTGCCACACAACGCACCAACAGCGAAAAGGTGTTTGAGCTATGCCAAACACTACAAACGAGCCTACACGGCTGGCACAAGGCCAACAGCCACTACGGAACACTAACAAGGGTAGGCCTGAGGCGTAACAAAAGAGACGATGGCATAAGGGAATACCAATTGCTATTTAAAACCACGCTGAAAGATGCCAGCGCAATAACCGAACTTACCGACTTGCATGAGCAAGTGCCAGAGGTGATAAAGCCAAGTGTTAGCATTGTAAGAACATAAAAAAAGCCCCCGAAATTCGGGGGCTTTTTTGTTGTTAGGCTTTCGGTATGTGTCGCAATACCTCTGAGTCGGGCATCATATCATAAAGCAGTGAAGTAACCAGCCAAAGCCTTTCGCGTGGGTAGTGCGATGGCAGCTCGCCCATCATAAACATCAACTCCTTTATGGTATCAAACAGGTTTTCGTGGTCGTTGTTGCGGTGTATGGTGTAACCGTCTTCGTGTAGTTTTACCATTATTCACCTCCTTCCTGTAGCTTTACGCAGGCTTTGCATTGTAGCGCCATGACCATAACATAACCACTGCTATCTATTATTATTATCGCATTGCGCCTGTTGTTGCCAGGTGCACAGCCACACTCGGCACGGGTGCGATAAACTTTAAGACCGGCAAGCTCAAAACTTGCCTTATGAGCTGTTAAATTGCTCCTTTTGTTTACATAGATCGTTGTCATGCTTCACCTCCTTTCATTAACAGTTTTTCAATAAGGCTTTCTCGTAGTTGCTGGCTTTCAACCATGGCCACATCAGCCAATATGCTCACCAACCTATCTGGCGATAGCCGGTTATGATTGCGCCGCTTGGGCAACTGCCGCACATGCTCGCCAAACAAATCAGTTTGCGGCTGCGCAATCCGTTTAATGATTAAATCCTCTGCCCAATCTCTGAACAAACGTGCCTGCCGGCTTTTGATAAAAAAGCCCAGGCGAATTATCCCGCGCTTTGTCCACATAGTCGTTCTTGAACTCCCTGATTTTGAAGCAGCGTGTAAAATTTGAACGTTGCTCAAATAATGCTTGACTTCAATAAGTTCATCAGCATGATTTTGATAGTGTCTCCTAAGTGTCGCGGGGTGTATGCCGTAACCTTTCGCCACTTCTTTTGTGGTCATTAGAAACTCGTGGTCTGAACTCGGAAGGATTGTAACCGTCAAACCCTTAGTTACTTCAAGGCTTACGGCCTCGTTTTGATTCTTTTTGTAAGTCATTATAAAAGAATTTAAGTAAATAAAAAAAGCAAAGCTACCTTAGATGTGACTTACAGTTAATCGCGGGGCGAGAAACCAGTGCCGTCGTTTCCTCTGACACCATCTTAGCAGCTTTGCTATATTATTAAACTAAATGTTTCAGGATATAACCCCTGAAGATCAACTGTAAGTCAGGGGCAAATATACAACAAAACATAAAAAAGTCAAGAACTACTCAAATATAATTATTTCAAGAACGTTTCCGTTGTCCATATCACACTCTGCCTTGATGGTGTGGCGGGTTCTTCCATTGAAAGCGTTTTTTGCAGTAAACTCAGTTCTTACCATTAGGTAATCGGCGGCAAGATCGTAACGTGTATTCAAATGCTCAAAGCTACTTGGGTCATTTAGCTGTGATTTGATATAAGCGTTGAGCTTGAAATGAGAACCATCGTAACTGCTAAATTGGGTTTTAACACTTTCCTTTCTATCCAAATACCTCTTTTCATTTCCCCTTATATTCATCATAATTCGGCTATACTCTTGTACTTTTAAAGCTGATATTACGCTATTGTATAGTGCAGTATCATTTTTAACTGAATCCTGCATTAAATCAAGATAAGCCATTTGCTTGTCAAACTCAACGGAATCATAGGTGCTTTTTAATTCAGCAAGTGCGTTTTTTACGCCTTTCACAACAGGCTTTTCGTTAACGGTTGATGTTATACCAATAATGGTAAAAACAATAATGTTAATCCCGCCTATAACAAGGATTGCAATCAGTAAATTTTTAAACGTTTTCGTTTTCATAATAATTATTTTAATAGATTTTCAAGCAAAATTAATTTTTTATCATTACGCTAGCTCAATCGCTAACAAACAGTTGGTTTTCGAGCAGCTCGTCAAACGCTTTGTCGCGGTAGGTTTTTCGTTCAAACTTTTCGAGTGTTTTCCACTCGATCTGGTCAATGTTTTTGTACTTGATGCGTGGCGCGGGTTGGTCGTCCTTACGGATAATAACAAAGCCTGCGTTGCATACCTTCATTTGGCTTTTTGTGTCCATAGTGTTTAATTATTTAGGTTCGTATTGGGTTCATTTTCTTGGGTTTCTATTTCTTTGAGCAACTTATCTATCGGGGTTGCCAGGCAATCGTAGAAGCGGGTAGGGGAGATGGTAAACTTTGGAAGTATGTAGTTGCGATAGATATAGGCAGATGACACACCCGGATGTTCGTGCTTTTTGTACTCATCAATTATTTTTTTCATGCGTAGCAGTGTGTTTTTTTGCATACTGTTAAAAGCTAATCCGTAAGGACGTGTTTGTTATTTATCGCCTATCACTCACTAAAAAATCATACAGCTCCCCGGCATCTTTTAGCTCGATGGCTTTACCGTGTTTGTCGGTTGCTTCCAGGTGGTTGTCGTTTTTGCCAAACTCGGTTTCAAAGCAAAACCAGCTTATCCAGGTGTTACCCATTTCGTCCAGCTCGGTGTCGTTCATGGCCTCTTGCAGCACACTGGTCAGTGCATCGCCTGAGTAGTCGTAAAACATAAACTTGTCTGGCTCACAATCAGGAAATGCTGCCGAAAGTTTTACGGCAATCTCCCAGTTCCTGTCCATCTGGTGTTGTATGGCGTTGATGGCGTTTACAAATGTTTCTTTTTTCATTTTTGGATTCAAAGATTAAAGATTCAAAATTCAAAGATTGGCGGGTTGTTTGATTTACTTAAGAGTTATTAATAATTTCCAATCCAATTGCTTCAGCAATATCATATTCAATTTTTGCGCCCTTGCTATACCCCCAGTTTTCGAGCATATAAATGCCGTCGCAGACCAAAAGAGCGTAAATACACACTTTCATATAAGCTTCCCATGTTTTATCATGTTCGTGGTTTAAGGTGGTTGGGTTTACGGGTTCAAAGCCCTTTGCACGCAATTCTTTTTCTGCTTTGGCAAATATCGCTGCGGCTTCATGCTCTATGCCGGTGATTCTTCCGCTGATGTAGATTTTCTTTTTCATGCTATTTATTAGTGAGGTGTCTTATTTAAGCTTTTGTGCTGTTTTGTTAAATAACGATGTATATATTGGATGTTCGTGCCTCACACGGCAACATATACGGGCATTATCGGCAATTACAGCCGAAAGTCAAAGTCAATGTGACCAAGTACCTTCCATTTTGGCAGAAGTGTGTCAATAAAGACCATCATATCCATGTCGTT